AAGGTACTTCTGCTTATACTGAAACTGTTAATTCTAGTAGAGAGAACGGGACAACGTTCTTCTCTCAAGAATCTACATTAAATCTAAAGAAACTTACCAATGAAATGACAACACAATTAAAGGTGTTAGCATATGGTAGACCTCAAATGATTCTATGGACAAATAACGGAGATGCATTACTTGCTGGTGAAGATCATGGATGTGATTTAACAGCTGGTTCTATTTCAACTGGAGCTGCATTAGGAGACCTTTATGGTTATTCTATTACAATGACAGGTGAAGAGAAATTACCAGCAGCATTTATTAGTGGTTCAACAACAACTAGTCCATTCGCTGGATTGCCTGTAGTAGACCAACCTATTATTGTTGCATCGTAAGTATATAAGAATACTTTTATAAAATACAAAAGACTACACTAGATGTGTAGTCTTTTTATTGTCCTATTGTGAGATAATTATAAGTTATGAGTTAGTTGTTATATATGTAATACAAAACAAAACACTATATATGTTATCATATTATATATCACAGAGTAACGAGTTTGTTATAAGAACAGAAAATACTCAAAGTATAGGACCTGACTTTACATCAAGTGAAGATTTAACTCTTGTCCTTGATGATTTATTGACACATACAGAAACTTCTTTTCCGTTATCACAGTATCAATATGATTGGAATCCGTATGAGAACATCTTTACGTTTTCACAATCCTTAGAAAACGTTGTATATACAGGTCAAGAATTCTTAGTAGATATAAGTGGTTCTGTTAGTGGTTCTATCTTTAGAGGTAGTATGCAAGTATATGCATCTCAAAGTATAGATAAGCCAGTATACACTACACAAAATGATAAGTTTGTATCAGAGCCTACAGATAATGAGTATATAGTATTGAATGATTAAAATTAAAGTATGAAAAAGAATGAAAATTTTAGTGTTGTAAATTTAACGAGGGAAGAAGTTCCAATCGTTACAGAAGATTTAAGAACACGATACTCATGGATACCTGTTGGAATACATGGACAAGATGATTACTTCGACTTGTTAACAGAAGCCTACAATACCTCTACAACCAATGCGGCTTGTATAGAAGGGATTGCAGATTTAATCTATGGTAAAGGATTATGTACAAAAGATGAAGAGTTTAAAGAGCAATTAGCAAGTGTAATACCTGCTGAGGATTTACGAAGAGTTTCGTTTGATATGAAACTTTATGGTAATGCAGCTTTTCAAGTTCTTTGGAATGAAGATCATACTGTAATAAAGAAGATGTATCATATACCTGTTCAAACTTTAAGAGCTAAGAAATTACATGATATAACAAAGGTTGAAGGATACTACTATTGTCAAGATTGGAACGATGCAAGAAAACAAAAGACAAAGAAGTATATACCAGCATTTGATTGTAGTGATGAAGAAATGGAAATCCTTTATATAAAAGAATACGAACCTAATAGGTTTTACTATTCATTACCTGATTGGATTTCAGCATTACAGTTTTCATTTAGTGAAGCAGAGTTATCTAACCTACATCTAAACAATATAGAAAATGGTTTCCTTCCTGTTGCTATGGTGAATTTCAATAATGGAGTTCCTGCACCTGAAGAGAGAGATACAATAGAAGCTTTAATAGAATCTAAATTTACAGGTACGAAAAATGCTGGTCGTTTCATGGTATCGTTTAATGATGATGCTGTAAACAAACCAACAATAGATACAATACCTATTGATAACCTTCATGACAAATATACTTATGTTGCTGAATACTCACAAGATAGAATTCTTGTAGCTCATAGAATAGTTTCACCTTTATTGTTTGGAATTAGAACTACAAGTAATGGATTCTCTTCAGCAGCAGAAGAAATGAAAACAGCATATTCAATTATGCAAACAATGACTATCTTCCCATTCCAAAACCTTTTATTAAACTCTATAACAGAGGCATTTAAGGTAGGTGGTATAGGAACTAAGGATTTGTATTTTGAACAACTTACACCTCTTGTAATCCTTACTGATACGGCTGATGATACAGACCAAACCATTGATGAAGCACAAAAAGATGTAGATGATACAATGCAATCAGATGAAACAACGGAAGAAGATTTCGAAGGTGTAGATGAAGCGATTGCTAAAGTACAAGAAACAATAGAGATGAAGAAAGATAATCATAATGAACCAATTAGATTCTCAGAACCATTCTTTGATAAAAATTATATATAATGAGCAAATTCGGATTACTAATAACAAGAAATGATATCATCAAGAACACACCATTAGGTGGAGCAATTGATGCAGATGCTCTATTGCCTTTCATAAGAACGGCACAAGAAAAGTACATACTAAACATATTGGGTACTGTTCTTTACAACAAACTACAAGATGATATAGAAAGTCAAACAACTTTCACAGGTATATATGAACAGTTAGTAACTGATTATGTAAAACCAACCTTAATCTGGTACGGATGTGTAGAATACATTCCCTTCTCGGCTGTACAATTCAAATCAAATGGAGCAGTTAAACAACAAAGTGAAACAGGAATCTCACCTTCTAAATTAGAAGTAGATTATCTATTGAATAAAGCATTAAGTAATGCTGAATATTATTCAACAAGAATGCAAGATTTCCTAATCGCTTATTCAAACGAGATACCAGAGTTCTTAGCATCTGTTGGTAATTCAACACAAATATATCCAGACCAGAGTAATCAATACTTCGGTGGTTTAAATTTATAAAAATATGAGTACAGCAAGTGAATCTCCAGCTCAGAGTCAAATTGTAAAGAATAGTTCTACGAATTATTCTTTGTATTATAATACGCTGAATTACTTTAAAACAATAATGAAGAATCATCCTTCTATTGCTAAAGTAACTCAAGGTGATATATACAATTTTGATGCTACTGAGTTTCCACAATACCCCATAGGTAATGTGTTAATACAAGCTTCAACGTTTGGTAAAAAGACAACTGATTATAGAGTTCAGTTAATTGTAGCAGATAAAGTTAAAGTACTAGAAAATTTAAGTGATGGTAGAACCAACGAACAAGTTGTACCATTCAACGGAGTAGATGATGTAGTTAATATACACGCTAATACACTTTCAATAGTAAATGATTTAACATCATATACACAGAGGAGTACGTATGGCTTTGAAATCAACGGAGATATAAGTTGTACTCCATTTGTTGACCGGTTCAATAACGGGCTGGCAGGATGGTCGGCTGAGTTCGACCTAACTTGTCACAACGATAAGAATCGATGCCTTTTTTTTTTAACTACTCCTAGCGGGAGCTACTTTGAAGTAGAGGATTGTGAAACAAACGAAAAGTACAACGCAGTACTTAACACGAGTGGATCAGTAGGGCAAGTATTTGCAACTCAATATCAACCAGATTGGAACTTTGATTCGTATATGACATCATATGAAAATCTAAGATGTTTTAAAATATTAGATAAAATAGATGATAGAGACAATTGGGATTTTTATAACCTACCAGTCTTAGCAATTCCATTTGATGATTTCATCACTTGTGATTTATGTGAAAGATATATAAACCCAAAGATATGGGGAACAACTCCTGAGGTATGGGATATAGCTGTAAGGAAATGGATATATAGTTAAAAGAAATAATAAAACAATATGAGTAATTTAAGAAATTTATATATAAGCCAATCGTTCTTCGGTGTAGTTAACCTAGAGAACGCAGAACTGAGTTTATCAAGTTCTGTTGGTGATACACAACTTCAAGATGGAGTAGGTACTAACCTAGGTTTAATAATCAACTCAGGTAGTAATACTATTACCTTAGATAGAAACGTTAATGTATCAGATAATTTAATCGTTAGTGGTAACGCTGAGTTTAAAGGTGATGTTAATGTTAGTGGTTCTTTTGTACATACAGGTTCAATTGATGTATTAGGTGATATAACTGCAAGTGGTAACATTAAAGCTACCATAGGAAACTTTGATACACTTAATACAAGAGTACTACATGTAACAGAAGAATCTGCTTCGGTAATATTCTCAAGTGGTTCTAACATATTAGGTGATGAAGCATCGGATGTACAAACTTTAAATGGTACAGTAAATATACCAAACTTAGAATTCTTAGCAGGTAACGTTGTTGATACAGATACACGTATTAATAATCTAAACACATTTACTTCTTCACAAGAAAGTATTAATATAGGCTATAATGAATTCACAGCATCAGTAACACAAAGTCTTACAGATGTATCTGCATCGTTTGATACAACAATACTTAACTTATCATCATCGGTAAGTGGAGGACAATATATACAAGACCAAAGATTAGATAGTTTAGAAACGTATACAGGTTCTTTAGACCTTCAGTATGTTGAAAGAGCTGAATATAATGTATATACTCAATCTATAATAGTTGAACAAACTACACAAGACGGAAGATTAACTAACTTAGAATTAGAAACTGGTTCAATAGAAGCAGAGCAAGTTGTACAAAATAATCAATTAAGTAATATAGAACAAACAACTGCATCTTTACAAACTGAAATAGATGGTTTATCAAATGCAACAAGTTCATATGCAAGATTAGATATTAATAATGATTTTAAAGCAAATCAAATAATAACAGGTTCAGTAAATGGTAATGTTGAACAACTTACAATAGCATCATTAACTGCATCAATTGATTGTGAAGTAGGTAACTTTTTTAAGGTTACACTACCTGCAGGAGTAACACAACTTGAAGCAACTAACATAACACCAGGTCAAACAATATCCTTAAGATTAACATCAGTAGCAGGAGCATCAATGACACATAATAATACAATTAAATATCCATTAGGATTAGAGTATATTCCATCGTTAACTGGTTCATACGATTTATTAACATTTGTATCTTTTGATAATACAGAATTGTTAGGAGCTGGTCTTAACACATTTAATATATAAAACAATATGAGGTTTACACCTGTAACACATTTTGCATCTGGTTTAGTAGAACCATGTGTAGGAGCTTTAGCTAGTGGCTCTGTTTCTTCATCTGTTAATTTAGGTGGAGTTATATGGGATATATTCGTGTATTCTGCATCTCAACAAGAAGGAGGAGCACAAGATACACCATCACAAGAATCATATACTTTTCAAATGACAGGTGGAACTACTAAACGAGCAATCGTAGGAGTGATTGGTGGTGGTGGTAGTGGAGCAGGTTCAGCTGGAACAGGACTTGGAGCTGCAGGAGGTGGTGGTGGAGTTAACCTTGTACAAGAAGTAACTTTAGCCGAAGAAGCTACTTATGCAATTTATGTAGGATATGGAGCAAACGGAACAAGTAGAGTTACTTCAGCTGGTGCAGATATTGATGGAGAAGATGGAGCTTTGTCTTCGTTTTCCGAAAATGGTGGTTCTTTCACAATTACAGCAGGTGGTGGTGAAGGTGGATTTTCACTTAGTAATGGTAATGTTGGTGGTATATCAGGAACACCTACTAGTAATACAACAACTACTTTATCAGGAGCAGGAGCAGGAGCTTCTCCCCAACCCATACCAGGAACTAGTAATAATAGTAATGGAGGAAATGGAGTAAGCATATGGCTTGGAGATGGTGTTCAGTTAAGAGCTGGTGGAGGTGGTAATAATCCATCAGGTTCATCAACACTTGCAGGAGGGTATCTATATGGAGGTGGAGATGATGCAGGTGTATGGTGTTTTGACGATAGTGGAGCAGGTTCAGGTGGTTCTCTTAGAACAGCAGCAGGTGGTGGAACACCAGTATTTCGTACCTTTGGTGGTGGAGGAGCAGGAGGACAACATTATTGTAGTGCAGATAATACTTACAGAACTTCAAAAGGTGGAGCAGGAGCAGTGTTTATAGCAATCCCAACTAACTTATGTAGTGGTTCATTATTCGCAGTAAAACCAATTGTATACGATTCTTTAATATCTTATTTTGAAATGGGTAATCCAAAGGTTGTTGGTAAACTAGGAATGGGACAAGAGGTTACTAATTTAATATCAAGTGGAGATGTTTTAAACCATGTTAATGATTTAAGCAATATTCCAAGTGGTTCAACACAGTTACACACTAACTATACAAGTTCAATTTGTTCTATAACTTCTCAAGCAACTTCTTCAATTCAATCAGATACAGCTTTTAATGGAACACCTGGATATGATTTTTATAGTGGAAGTGTTCAAGGATTAGATACAACAGAACCATTTAGTGTTGAATTTATTGGAAGAGATACCGGTACAGCACAAATAGACTTTTGGAGTATGAAGAATGCAGCTAATGTTGCTGATTCAATTACATTAGGAGCTCAACAAAGATTTTATATTAACACTTCTGGTGTTGGTAGTGTTTATTTACAAGGTTCATATACTGAGGCTGATATAAATCAACACGTTATAACTTACGATGGTAGTGCTACTGTAAAGTGGTATGTTAATGGTTCTTTGAATGTACAAAACTTTACAGCTCCAATACCAAGTGGTATTACAAATCCGATACTTCAAATTGGTGAAGAGACAAGCTTTACTGCTGAAAATGAAATACAAGCTTTTAGAGTATATACAAAAACATTAACACTATCAGAAGTTCAAACTAATTATGCCACTATAATTACGTAATATGAAAACACTAAAAGATATAGCCGGATTATACAGAAGTTTAGCAACAAAAAACTTACAATCAGGTCCTTTAAGAGCTTATCGAACAGGTAACCTTTATCGTGCAGTAGGTACTTACAACACTACCGATAGAATGATACGTACTACAAAAGGTACTAAGAAAGGTTCTAACACGTATGATTTAGTATTACAAGTTGGACCTCCTGAAG